GAAATGAAGGTACAGTAGCCGGCGAAATCTTGTTCGTACTGACCATCCTTATTCTTACGGCTGATAGACAGACGAACCTTGGTGAAATTGCCCTTACCGGGCTCAACTGACCAGACTGATGCAAATGCACCATTTCGGAAACCCATAGCTGAATTCTCCTTTTATGTATTTATTTTCCACCCATGCCGACCCAAACACCCAATAGGAAGTAGGCCGACATCATGAGAAGGAACCATAGAAAATCCCAGTCGCTTTTCTTCATGCGCAAGAGGATCACCCTTTACACAAGGCAGTGAGTTCCTCCAGCAACTTGCCAGCCGCGACGGGATCGGTGATGAAATTGTAGTTGACGGAAGCCTTACCCTTGGAATCCTTGGCGTACTTCTTGGTGATGTCATAGATCTTCTGACGGTCTTCTTCATGACTGGCGATATGTTCGGAAACCATAGCGTGTACTTGCTCAATGATCGACTTGGCAATTTCACGATTCTCGGTTTCCTCTGCTTCCTTCTGCAGAGAACGCCAGTTATCGGGATCATCATCAGAGGTTGCAACGTTGAAATACTTCAGCATGAAGTAACGCGCAGAATAGGACAGGCCAGAACCAAACGCCTGAGAAGCGTCACCCTGCTGCCCGACCAGCGTCCACGGGACGATGATGCGGTCGGTAGGATTGTCGTTATTGACCCAGTGCCATTCCATGTCTGCCTTGATAAGGATTTCGTTGACCTTTTCTTCGAAAACCTTGCCATCCTTGGTGGTTTTTGTTTTCGTGTAGCCATACGGATGAACCTCAGTGCTTCCATGAACAATGTTCGGAATGAGGGAAACACCATATTTCTCCATCAGGCCAGTGATTTTTGCCAGGATCAGATCTTCGGTGACATACCGATAGCCGTAGCCAGCTTTATTCTTCTGAAGAATCTCAACGGGCTTTCTGATCTTGGCGAGCTTTTGATAGATATTCATCTGTTCAGTATGCTCTGCCATATGTACTCCTTTACTCAACAGCAAGCAATGACTTGAAGTTGTCAATGACTCGCTGATTTTTACCCTGAGCTGCTACCAATCCATCCTTGGTAGCATCAAGCTCTTTCTGATAGTCATCGATTTCGCCGATGGTTCTCTGGATATTCGCATCGAGCGCACTCAGACTGTCGATGGTCGAAGTAACCAGAGATACGGCTTTGTCAAACTGAGAGGTGTATGAAGCCAATGCCTTGCGCTTTTGCTCAAGAACATCCTTGGCTTCAAGTTTCTTTGCAGCCAATGCCATTTACTCACTTCCCTTCAATTAAAAATGACGCTGCCTCGTCGGCAACGTGAACCAACCATGCAAGCGGATATTGTTCATAGGCATCCCGGACGTAAGTGTTCCCGTCCCAGCTGCCCATATGGCAGTTGATAGCAACCGCCTCTTCCGCAGTAAGCCTGATGAAGCGTTCAATGAGGAACACAGATTTGCTCCCGTGTCCGCCGTAATGGAATTTTTCTTCGATTGTATAGCAAGGAACACTTGTCCATTTGCCATCCACCTTTACATTCCTCGCATCCTGCTTATACATTCCAATTTTGCAGAAATCGTGGAAGAGGGAAACAATCGCAATAGATTCATTGCTGAATTTGTCTTCCAGCTCATAAGCCTTTACAAGTCTGCAGAGCTCATCGTATACATTGAGGGAATGCTGAAGCAATCCTCCCGATTCTGAGAGGTGGAATCTGGTGCTCGCAGGTGCAATATAGAAGTCATTCTTTTCAAGAGCTTCCAGAAGAGCATTGATGCCCTCACGATGAATATGCTCGCGGCAAATTGCCAGGAATCTCTCTTTATTCGTTTCCGACATCGGAGCCCTCCTTGTCTTCCTTATTTGGAATCTCTTCTCTGGAACCGTATATATTAAGCGCCTCTCTCAAAAGGAGTTGAATGGCGCGTGCAACAGTAGTACGCCTGATTTCGTACCGTTCTCCATTCAAGTGGAGTGGCAAGGCGTAAGCATATTTACGGGTGGCAATGCCGACATAAACTGTACCCACGGGAATTTCGTCAGTTCCTCCGCCCGGCCCGGCCAAACCAGTGGCTGATACGCCAATATCTGCACCGGACTTTTTCTGGGCGCTTTGAGCCATTTCGATAGCTACCTTGGCACTGACAACATCGAAATGTTTAATAATTTTCGGATCTATATCAAGAAGCGCCGTCTTCATTTCCGTCTGGTAGGTTACAAAGCCGCCGCGAATTACTTCGGATGCACCGGGAATATCAACCAGAGTTGCAGCAATCAAGCCGCCGGTCAAACTTTCCGCAGTGACAACAGTGAGTTCGGACATCTTAAGCGCATCCACAGTCGTTTGCGCCAAGCAGTACAGATCAACCATATCAGAAAACCCTTTCTGAGTTACTCGTCGTGTTGGATCAAGAAGAGAGGGTCAACAGCCTTGAAACTCTTTCTGCCATCCTGAGAACGGAAAACAATACCCTCACGAAGAGTATCGTGTAGGCTACTCTTTCCGTGGGCATATTCAAGAACTTCATCAACCGTCTTAGGAAGCTGCACGGCTGTATCGATAATGGGCACAAATTCAAGGCCATGCAGTCCAACTACAGTCTTGGCATAAAGAGAATCCAATCTTCCCTTCGGATAGATCAGGTTAAAGACGTAAAGACCAAAGTCTGGAACTTTGTACTTATTGCCTTGGATCTTCGGGCCGATGCACTCTCCCTGAATGGCAACCCATTCCCATTCGCCAATCATTCCTTTTAGAGCATCCTCGATATGGTATTTATCAGCTACTTGCCAATAAGAGGAATTATCTCTGACCGGAAGCTGACGATTGCGAGAGCAAACGATGAAATCAAACTTATCCTTGCAGAAAGGCCATTTTGACTTCTTTCTTACCAAGGCAAAAGTACCAGACTGGCCATCGATCTTCTCGGTCGCAATCCACTTTTCATCAGATTCCAGTATAAAAGGAATGTTTTGTATGCGTGTCTCATCTGTCTTGCTCAAAAACGACGGGAAGCCTCCCGCCGTCTTTTTAGGCAAAACCAGATTGCGGAACCATTTCATCCGCATGAGAAATCTCGGATACTTCCGAGCAGGCTTAGCTTCAGGAACAACAGGATCAACATCCATTGTTCCCTCATACTGTTTGACCCCAATGAGCTCAGTGACATCTTGGTCGTTTTTGTATTCACCAGGAGGAAGGATGCTCATCGGGAAACAAATTCCCTGAGAGACGACGTTGCCCATCTTCATCGTCTTGATTCGGAAATTCTTGCTCCGCAGGAATTCGAATTCAGGTTTCTCAGGCAGAACAGAGTCAATCTCTATGTATACGCACTGATCGCCGATTTCGTAATCGCCCTTGCGAACAATGACATGCCAGCCATCTACGGTGGCCAGAACGATGCGGTCTTTACCCTCGATGGGCTGAAGACCAGCAATCGTTTTAACGCTGGCAAGATTACGCATCTTGCTCCACCGCCGTTTCGTCAGCCTTCTTGGCCTTCTTGACCGGCTCTGGCTGGACTACCTTTCGTGCGTCCATGTAGCGAATAGCCGCCTTTGAAGAACCGAAGAGACGCTTGAGTACAGCCGCAGCAAAACCGCCATACTCGTCGAATTCCTGACCGTCGATACAACCGACAGTCGTTTTCACGCCATCAGCCCATTCGATTGTGGTATGCTTGTTGTTGAAATAGATTTTCTTGATCTCGGGAATCGCTCTCACAGGAATACCGTGATAGATTCCAAAGATACCGTTCGCTTCAGGAAGGCGCACCGGACGAGTCGGAAACATGTCTGAGAGAATTGCATTGAACAGCGCATCTCCCGCCTTCCTTGTGGCACTCGGGTCATAGCCCCTTTCGTTTGCTTGCATTCTGGTCTTTCCTTTCTTCTTGTTGAAGTATTTCATCAAGTGTAACAGGCTCGTAGTTGCGAACCATGCAGCCTACATTGAACATGTTGCACTTAATATCAAGTTGCTGGAGCTCGAACTTGTGATTCTCGGTCATGTTCCACTCATGAGAATTATGAACGTGACCGTAGAGCATAAAGGCTCCATAATGGTGACGGTTGAAGAATACGATAGGATAATGACAAAGAATCACATGAACATTGCCGGGAAGATTGATTTCTTTGTAGAAGCAAATTTCCTCAAAGCAATCTTTGATCTTGCCATCAACCTTATCGTGGTTGCCCTGAATGAGAATCTTTCTGCCTCGAAGCTGAGAGAAGATTTCATAGGTCTTCTGGTCATCATACCAGCTAATATCGCCCAGAATATAGACGGTATCTTCATCCGTCACTTTGTTATTCCAGCGTTCGATCAGTACCTTATCCATTTCTTCAACGCTCGTAAACGGGCGATTGTCGAAGCGAATAATATTCTTGTGACCGAAGTGGAGATCGGAAGTGAAGTAAATCATGAAACAGACCTTCTTTCGTCAGTAGTCGTCATGCCGACAACACAACCCTGTCCAGCACGAGTGAGGCCGGAAACAAGGGCATCAAGAACGTCCTGAGACTCATCGACAAGGTATTCTCTGTATGTATGGGTTCCGTAGAGCTTTCCGCCCAGAAGCTCGTTGGCAATGATCGGCGTCGGAATATAGTATCCGTAATGCCGTGCCATATCAAGGATGTGTCTTCTGTGAGATTCGTTCACGCAGATGATGGGAGCGTTTCTGAACTCACTGATTGCAAGAAGTCTGGTGGTTTTACCACCGCCGCGCCGAAGAATCAGGTTTCTCATGTTGCCCTCCTATATGATGTTAGATCGAATAGCGCCTACACTGTGTTGACACCCAGGGCGTTACCCTGAGTTTCTGAAAGGTTTTTACCTTCTGCTCAAAATAGACTGTTAAAAGAAGCCCAAGGAGACTATCGCTATGCGTGTCTCTTTGGACTTCTAAGAACAGCCGTCGAGTTGGCCAGTACCAAAGTTTCATGGTTCTACCTCAAATATGGGTACAAAAAAGCAGCGGTGTGTGCCGCTGCTTCGGTGGTGAGTTTAACTGAAAACGCTCTTCCAGTTATCGTAGTCCTGTTCCATGTCTCGGATCAGGATATTGAGGAGCTTTCGCTCGGTGTAGTTGCGGGAAAAGTTTGATGCCTTAGCATTCCGTCTTTCATCAAGGACAATATCGCTGAAATTCGGAGGAATACCCATTCGTTCGCGTTCGTATGTTCGGTAGAAAACACCGGACATGTAGACATGTTTGAAGGTCAGCTTTAGGCTGAGCTCAACTGGAACTTCGATGCCTTGATCTGCAAACTTGTCGAACGCCGCCTTAAAGGCTCGACTGATCGTGGGACGAAAAGTAAGGTCAACGGCCTCTGCAAGAGTCCGCTTGCTCTCTTTTCCTCGGAGGATTTCTTTTCCCGCAGCTCGCGGCTTCTTTATCCCTTTCTTGCCACGAGGCTCTTCAAATTCTGTAAGTCCAACCGCTTTTCGTAAATCTTGCACTGCTTCCGGATAGATGAGGAGATATTTCTTTTTCTCCTTCTTTTCTGAATCCTGCTCAACCTTCGGGAATAGGTTCGGGTCTTGAAAATATGTCAGGTGCATTTTATCAAAATCCAGATGATCCGCTGTGACCTTAATAGCTTCAGACGATTGAAGACCCATGAAGCCAAGCCACAAAAATGAACGATAGATATACTCTATCTCGTTCTTATCCGGGTTAGGGAAGGCTTCATTCAGAGACTTCAATAGATGTTCCGGGGATGCAACGTAACTCTCGCGGAGTTTGTCGTGAACGTCAATCCGCAGTTCCTGGATGGCTTTAGTGGCCGGATAGCCATTGGCCACGCACCATCTGACATATGCTTTCAGGATCATCAAGATGGAGCTTGCTCCATTCACCTTGGTTCCAGAGACACAGCTGAACGTCTCCTGAGCCTGTTCGGCATCCATCTCATAGAAGTCCTTGCCGTACCGCTCCTCAATATCCTTAGTGCCGTCGAAGATGTGCCGGAGCAGCTTTTTTGTCTGTTTGCTGTCCGTGTACTTCTCGATGAAGGCTAACTTGACTTGCTCGTTATACATCCGTGACTCCTCCTCATGCCGCCATGCTGAGCTTGGCAGATTTTCTCTTAATCTCCTGAAACGATTCTTGATCGAGAAGATCCAGAGCGGATGTGGCGAGGAGGCTGGCGATAGCGATCTTGGCCATGTATTCCTTGGGGAGCTTCGTAATGTAGACGCCGAGCTTATCCTTGGAAACCGATACGGGGTTCTCGCAAATCACCATACTATCCCGACGCAACCCGGTATCCTCCGCCTTTACGACCACATGGGTCGGCATATCCATCCTTTTAAGATTGGACGTTAGCGGGAGAACGATGACGTTAGGGCTATACGCATTGCCGACGTTGTTCTGGAAAATGACAGCAGGCCGCCAACCGGATTGCTCGCTGCCAGTTCCTTCGAAGCGACAGTTATAGACCTCGCCCCACTTCGGAGCAGGGGCTACTCTCTTGGCGTTGTTGGCTTCCATGGCTTCTTGACCTCGTTTCTGGATATTTATTCTTGATCGACGAGTTCACAATACCATAAAAAGTCGGACTTGTCAAGAGGGTTTTCTGCAAATAGGCGGACTTCGGGTGAGCAAAAGGATAAATTTTACGAGATATTTACTGTTGCGGGCAGTCGAAGTGAACGGTGACGCAGGTTCGAAGCTCATCATTGTCACCGCAGATGATGTTGTAATGGTCGCCTTCGAGCTCAATAGACTGAATCTGAGTGAGCTGCATCCTATTGATGCCATCGGTAAACAAAATGACCGCCGGGAACTCTTCCACAGCGATCACTTCGGAGATATGTAACGTTGCCTGCACCGGCAACGCTTTGTCTTCTTCGCCAAGAGAGGCGTAGCGACAAGTTCGTGATGCAATATCACGCTTAAAATCATTGATGGTCATGATCGGCCTCCTTGTGAGCCTTGAAGATGTACTTTGGATAATCGAAGAAAGAGCCTTCTTTGCCAATTGCTTTCCCTACACTGTTAAGTCCATTCCAGAGCGCAACGAAGTTATACTTTTGCGGCTGACAGGCAAAGTCCTTATCAAGTAAACCATTATAGGTTTTTAGCAACGCTGGGAAAATCTCCTCACTTGACAGATTGCGTTTTTCTCGAATAGCAGGGAGGCAAGTTACTTGAAATTCCTCGACTTTCAGCCATTCGTCTTGCTCTTTTCTTGCCATGGGAATCTGTGCCAGAACATGAACTATCTTTGGCAGGAGAGAAACCCTAACTGCAATAACGTCATCCTGCATCCAGTGCAATGTCCAGTCGGATGATTTGTTATATGACTCCAGCATAATCGGATATAGTGTTTCCTCCGTAAGAGGAATAGATTTGTCGATCATTCCTCTAACTTTTCTGAAAAATTTAGGTTGATTAAGCCATTGAAGTTTGATCTTTACAGCAAGCTGTTCTACGGCTTTACGGAAAACTTCAGTATAGCTGATTACTTCCGATTCTTCAGAATTGTTGGCGGACAGTTCAAAGAATTTCATTTCCGATAATTCCCTATCTCCAAATATGCGCTTCCGTTCTTGCGAATGGATGCCATTCTTTGAATAATAAATCCAAGCAGCTTGCATATCTCTGAAATGATTTGCATCCAGCGGAGGCGTTGTCGTATTTGCTTCAGCTTTGCGTAGCATTACACGATATTCCAGTTGCTGTTGACTTGGCTCTTCTGTATAGAGAATATCGTCAATGAATTCAGTCATCTGAGAAAGAGTTGGCATAGGTAAGTCATTTCGAATGATTCGAATTTCGAACAGTTCTTCTTGCCTTGCTTGTTGCCGCTTTTTTGCTTGTTTATTGCTTGCAAAAGCCCAAATAGGAATGCTAAAAACTCCTACAAAAGCTAAAATGCCAGCAAGCTCCTCAGAAAAGTTTGCAATGGTGGCAAATAGAGTAACAAAAAACACAACAAAAAAGACGCAGCCGATGCCTCCCAGTTTTCCTAAGTTGAATTCCTCTTCGCCGATTTTGTAAACAACGTACAAGACGCCGAGAACAACCCATCCAATACCAGCTAAGATACCCACCTCTCACGCACCAACCTTATCCACTTCGTGCGCAGTCAATGTGTTCCATAGCATCGTTGATGGAATCGATGGCCGTCTGGAGTTCATCGATGGCTTCTTCCATTATCTCTCCTCGTTCGCTACTTTGGAGATTTTCAGGAAGATTATCAAAACTATCTTGCTCTTCATCCTTGGCACGTTCCACGATAGAAACGGCTCTGCCAAGGAGCGAATGAGCTTCTGATAATCTTGCTCGTCTTTGCTTATTCACTCATTGCCGCACCTACCTAATTATAGAATATATCGGCTGGAAAATCAACCCATCGAAATGACGAGTTTGTGTTCCAGAAGGTAGGAGCTCTTCTCGACTTTGGTTACGACAACAGGAGACGGGCCGAACTTGGTGTCCGCAATGACGGTAGAACCTGCCCGAACGAACTCATACAGGTCGTAAGGAACACGCCAAGAGAATTCCTGCCCATCAGCGCTGTGCTTGCCATAGGCATACAGGAAATACGGCTCGTGCATCTCTTGGATTTTGCGAAGCTCATCAATTTGCTTGGTGAGAATCTTGACCTGCTCCTCATGGTGTTGCATCTTCCTCTGAACACACTCCAGATTATGCAAAGCGGCTTTGCGAGACAACTGGAGAGCACCAACTTTAGACTCGATGCAAACCTTGGCCGCCAACATATCTGTCTTAGGCGAAACGCTTAGAACGGACGGCTGGATATTTGCTGGAATAACACAGACAACATAGAAAGGCTTCGTTGGATCTTCGTTGCGCTGAGATTCATCGACCATCGAAGGCTCAATGGTCATTTCGCTGACACGATTCTGATCGACAAGATGGAACTTCGTCTTTCCATCACTGCCCTTGAGCTTGAGGAACCAGCCACCATCCTTGCCGAGGAGTTCAGAAAAAGCGGGATCTCGGTTCTCGTGAACCTGAATCTTACAAAGCTGACCTTGGTACATGACTACATCTCCTTATCTTCTTATAGGTATTGGGCTGAAAACGAACCGCCCTTTTCAAGGCTGATAGATGGAACAAGGAACATTACCCGAAACATTAAATACATACAGAATTTGTTCTTTCAAACAAGTGCTTACGAAGCGATGAGTGAATTGTGAATGACGATTCTGACGAAATCATGTCGATAGAGCGATAGTCCGATTGATGACACTGGCGAAAGCGACTATAGATGAGCGAAAACTTTAATTAGACGTAATCAGCGTCTCTTCTATTGTTACTTGAAGTCAACTTAGTGGTGTTGACAGCCAGCGGAAAACCGCAGATGCGATCAGCGCTCTGCCCCGAAACCAACGGCTTCTGGTCACACTGCTGATTGCGAACTCGCAGGCCATACTTCGCTGCGAAAGAAGTGGTAATATCTGTTGTCCCATTTTGTTTATCAGCCCTGAAGAGGGCGGTTCGAAATTCATGGGTTAAACGGCGTGGCGTTCAATTTTCTTTTGTGCCGCAAAAGCCTCCAGGGCATCTTCGACAGAATCAGAAACATTGAAGGACGGGAAGAAATCCACATTGACATCAATCATGCAGCGGTCAAGTGCAGAGGAAGCCTCGTCTGCTTCTCTGGCAAGATTTTTTGCCAGTCTCTTAACACCGTTGCGATCAAAGTCGATAGTGGTAATTTCCTTGATGTCGTAGAAGTAACGCACCTGATCGCCTGTTGCATTGAATTTGAAGTCGCTGCCCTGAGTTTTACATTCAGATGGCTTGATGGCGCAAACATGCTCCAGAGTTGCAGCCATACCTCGACGCAGTGAGTTATGTGCGGCTTCTGCATCAATATCAATGGCGCAACCTGCCTTGGCCTTGCCAATAGCAATGGCAAGTGCGTGCTTTTCTTCCATGACAGCCTTCATGAACTCAATGATAGTGCCATTGCTCTGAGCGTATGCTCTTTCCTTAGTGGCATCCACAGTCTCATCCTGAGCTTCTGGATTCGCACTCTTTCGAAGATGTTCCTGTTTGACGCAAACCAGGTTACGTCTGTCGTTGAGGTACGCGGAGATCGAGGTGAACAGCATAGCCAAGTAGTTCTGGTATCGGAAGGATTCCTTGAGATTCATGCGTTTTCATTCCTTTCTTTCGGTATTCATCAGCATATCCACAGCATATTGTATATGCTTGGTTTCCAAACCCCACCCATAGAATGAAGTGTGAACTAAATGTGGAAGATGCACATTCATATCACTATCGTCATCGAGAATGACGTAGGATTCAACGGAAATATCCCTATGGTGATTAAACCATGCGGAAATATCATCGCCGCGTTCCTTGCCCGTATAGGGTGTATCGGAGTGAATGGACAGCCCGTATTCAGCAAGCTGCTGGACGAGGTGAGCCCTTGCTTTCGGGATTTTTCTCCATGATGAAGATAGAACAATCGTCGCGCCTGTCGCACTAACGATTTGCTTTAGGCAGGCAATCGCTCGTTTATCCAAGATGTCTTCGTAGAAAACGCGGACGCCTTGCTCGCTAAACATCTTTTCGGCAAACGAATTACTGTTCAACACACCGTCAACGTCCAGAAAAATCACGCGCATGTCTGACCCTCCACACATTCCTGCGGCAATGTGAAAGTCGGTTTCCAGATAGCGACAATCGTTCTGGATTTCTGATCCACAAAACCGATGCCACCATCGTAGAGTGTCATATTCAAGTCATGCTTAGCACACGCAGCCTGAATATCTGCTACCAAAGCGGAGACTTTTTTCTGGATTTCAGTTGTTTCCATAGCTATAACCCCCTCAATCGATGGTTTTCAGACCCGGATCGTAACTTGGCGGCATCGAGAGCTTGAAAAGGTTGGCTCGATGCAAACGGTCAATTCGGTTCTTTGTAATCTGGCTTTCGCATTTACCAGTACGGATATAGGTATCCAGCTCGGCATAGGTAAAACCAAGGTTATCCTCGTCCGTCTTTCCACAGAGTCCGTCACTGGGAACCTTGTCTACCAGCTCAGGCGGCAAACCGCATTCGTAGCCAACCGCCTTTACCTCTTCAACAGTGAGCTTCGCCAGAGGGCAGAAGTCTCCGGCGCTATCACCGTAGCGTGTAGAGTAACCTACCCAATCCTCCGACAGATTGCAAGTGTTGGCTACTCGGCCATTCAAGGACTGAGACACAGCATACAGCGTAGCCATTCGGATTCGAGGAGGCAGATTCACCATTGTCTGGTCACTCAACGTGATACCAGCGCCTCCAATAGCATTGAGTACGTCACTCACAGCCAAGGTGACAGGCACCATAAAGTGCTTAATTCCCAGGTGTTCGCAGAGTTTGAAGCTATCATCGATGTCCAGCTGCGCCAGATTTGGCATCAGGACGCCAATGACCCGCTCTCCTCCGAGGGCTTCCTTGCACAAAGTAGCAACGATATTGCTATCCTTGCCTCCAGAAATGCCGATGACAGCATTGCAGTCTTTGCCATTGGATTCAAACCACTCTCGAATCCACTGTACAATTTCTTCTTTTATTTTCTTGGCATCAAACTTGTTCATGTTTACCCCATACTTCATCGATAATGTAGTCTCTTGCTTCAGAGAAAATCGGAATATTCAGATCAGGTGTCCACTTGGATCGTTGTGCGCCATTTACTTCATAGCTGCGTTTGACAATGCAAAGACCGGCCTTTTGATTTATGGGCAGACTGTGCCAATCAAACCCTTTCTCTTTCATCATCTGCAGCATCTGAGCGCAGTTCTTCTTGTGTAGTTCTTTATGCGAATACATCGATCTTGCACAAGACTCGACACTATTCCGCACGGCATCTTGCTGGCGCCAAATAAAGTAATTGACGACCTCATGCTCCGGCAACAGGAAAGCTCTGCTATCGAACATAGCCTGATCGATATTGCGGAAGTAGGTGTTATAGTCCTTCTTGAACTTTTCCTGCTTCTCTTCTGACATAAACTCAAGAGACAAAGGCAAATAGTGATGCTGCTGAACGTAAGACCGGTAGCTGCGATTGAATGCACGAGTTGCAATTGACGCCGTAACACTGGCAATCTTTTGCAAATTGTTGCCGAACCATGCCTGCGTGGTAAGCTCATCGTCGTTCCTGAGAACGAGCGAAATCTCGTCGGACTGTGTATAAGCGAGCTTACAGCCCTCCACATTACGGCAAAGTTCAATGGCAACTTCCTTCATGGGCTCAGAAACAGCGCTGTCAAATGGACGCTTGAACCCCCTGGTAAAAGTATGGAATGCCTTTCCGTCCACACGAACGATGACCGGCATTCTTCTCGGAAGATAGAATCTATAGGCGTTTTCGTATTCTTTCATACGGTCGCCCAAGGAATCACGAGACATGATGTCCTCCTTTTCCCGGCCCGCCCATTGGCATTCCGGGGAATATTGTTTTTCCTTGATATTCCTTACATTTAGAACCATCAAAGTAATAAGCCCATGTACTGTCGTCCGAACCACGGAAAGTGATATATGAACCGGCTTCAACGAATGGAGCAATTTGATTGAACATCGCTTCGATCTCATCGCTGTAAAATTTCTGGTACTCATAGCACATTGAAATGATATTGCCGTGCTCATCTATTTCTACAGTAAGCCCAAACTCCGTCATAACCTCTGGAAGATCATCTTCCTTTTTGTATTCCGGGTACTTACCATGAAGGGCTTCGAGTGCCTCTGGAAATTTAATTCGCGGGATGTAGAAATCTGACTGTTCAGAGTTCGCGTAATAACCCATATCAATCTCTCCTTAATGCTCGTTGAAGCAAACCGCTTCCCCATTTTTCAAATCCCAACAGGAACACCCAGACATAACACAGTCCCCGCAATAATTCTGGCATTGGAAGGCGTTTGCCGGTATGCCTGTATTGTCGCCTTTCTTGAATCTGACATAGGCCATTGGGAGGTTGTGAGGATTTTCGGGAATAAAAGAACCCCACGCACTAAATACCATGCGGAGGTTCTCAGGAAAAACTTTATGTATGTTGAGATACTCATTGACCATCTCAAATTTCTTGGTGAAGCACAGGAACTTCGTATCAGGAAGCCTCTTCGCGGTATCCACCATCATCTCAAGGTACTTAATATCGGGAATATCGCCCGAGGAGTGCCAGCGAAAGAAGCGGCTATGGAACGCAGAAATGATGATGTCACGCTGGAACATCGCAGGATCTTCATTCCAAATATCGATGTTCTTCTGGAGAAGAGACTTGTTGTGGGAAAAGCACCACCGTCCCTTCCTGGCATAACACTTAGCCACGCACGGAGCATCTGGTCTGCATGAGCAGACAGGAGGAAGGCTGACGGATGGAATATCTGCGCCGAGCTTCGTTACTCCTTTGGAAATATGAACATGTTCTGTTACCATAGCTTACCTCTTTCTTGATTACATCTTGGGCAATTCGTAGAGCGTTACGTCCAAGCCCCCGAGTTCTTCTTCGATGATTGTATAGACGGTATCCCAGTTGCCGCCTCCTCGGTCGCAGCCAATTCGATAAGGCAATGCGATTTGAGGTTCTTTGCCCGATTTTTGCCGGATGGCATCAGCAAAAATGCTCAGCTGAGCCAAGCAACTTCTGAATGCCCCATAGTCCGTATATTGCTTGCCATCATATCCGTACTTATTCTGAGCGAACATATTGGCGATATAAATCCGCTTGCCATCCGGAAGATTCTCGGATGATAGCTGCGTGTTTCCCAGCAAGCTCTCTGTCTTTCCTTTGACACTTCGGCAAGCACTTTGATAGTTGGCGTATGCGCCTGGAAATAACATCCGAACCTGCTTGGCAACGCCGGAACCCATCACTCCCTGGCAATTTACCTGATGAGCAATGATGTCGGCATTACTTGCGAATAAATCTCCGATTTTATGTTGTATCATTGGACTTCCTCACTCTTCAACAGATGGATTTTTCGCGTCTTTCTCATTTCGTTCGGAATCTCCGCTTGCTTTACAACAGCAATACATGAGAATACCGGCGAAAAGAACGAGAACCATCGAGATTGCAAACAGCAAAAGTCTTCCTGACATCTAATCACTTCTTTCCGTCTGCGATAATAGAGTTTTCTCCGGCATCGCAAGCTCGCTTGTAGTAGACGCGACCTTCCATTTTGCTTTCCGCCTTCCTCATCGCTCCAAGACACTGCTTTAGCTGATTGACCGCATTGGTTTGAGACGCAATCCAGTTCATCAATGGTGTCAGCGTATCAATAATGTCTTTGGCGACTCGGCGGCGTTGGCGAATTTTTCGAAGCTCCACCGCCGCATGAGCACGTTCATGATACGTCCACTCGCAAAGTTCAATTTCATGAAGCAGATCCTGCGTCTTTTTATCGCAGTAATCCAATTCATTTTGAGCCATTTTGAGGGACTCATTAGCCAAAGAAAACATATTCAGTGTCTCTTCAATGGACTGGCTCGTTACTTGAGGAGTGAGCTTATCCAGATCGTCAAGCACTGCGTTCATTGACTGCCTCCTGATAATACTTGTTTCGGAGTTCGACAATGTTGGTAGAAGGATTACTCTCGGCATACTTTCTGACGAAAGCATAGAAATAATTCGTCAACGGAGTTTGCAAAGCGCCGGTGTTACGGAACTGTCCATAGTTGAATACGCTTTGGGCTACTCCGCGAAGAAGTTTCCATGTGGCGTAATAATCCGTCTTGATCTTGAGCATGAATCCGACAGCATCTCTGATGACATATCCTTCAAAGGGAATGGCATCGGGACGGGCAAGAAGATTCTGAGAATTCTGATACAGGGAAAGGAATTCTTCCCAGTTATTGATGACACAGGCTCTCTTTTTCACTTCCAGTCCAAGCTCTTCTGCGGCACTGACGAGTTGAACATAGCTGCAAGCCGAGAATTCCAGTTGGTTTTCCACCATGTCCAGAAGATAGAGATGCTTCTCTCGGTATTCAATGATGTGTGGATCATTGACGGGATCAACCGCCTCGAACAGGAGCGTTACATCATGTTTCTTCAGGTACTCTGTCAGCCTCTGCTTCTGCTCATCAGTGAACATGGAACGGAAAAGTTCTGCCATCGCACCGTCAACAGAAGACTTGGTGGTCATGAACAAGGAGCCCGTAGACTGGTCATAAGAAACCAGCCCGAGGAAACCATTCTCTTTTTCGAAGACTTCAACAGGGAACACGAGTTTCTTCTGAAGCACAGACAGCTTGGTGTTCTGTCTTTCGTTGACTGCGAAGAATTTTTCATATCCACGAGCCACAACCTTCATGTTGGTGGTGTCGATATACAAACCGCGAGCACGAACTGTAAGCGAATTCCACTTCTTATCCATAAAGGCTGCCCGAGTGAAGTTGAAGGAAGAAATATGACCGAAGGACTTTTCATGAATGAGGGGACTCTGCCGCATCCTCGCAACGAGATCGGAAATGATCTCTCTTTCAGTAGATGCAACGGGTTGCGCATCTTTGGGTGGCTGAACAACGGGCTGTTCGGCGGAGGGATAATTAACCACCTTCCAGCCTTCTTCAGACAGGACGACGGTTCTCAGCTCTCCTCCACGTTCTACAGCGCCTTCGAGACAGAAACAATGTTCCGAAACATGAGTCGGCAAACCGGAAACATTGCGATGACCGAACACCTGATAATACATGGGCGGAGCGGATTTTTCAAAGGACTCAACACATTCCTCCATCTGCTCGTAAAAGCCAACGCCGGAAATCATCTGGCAGGCAGGAACAAAGTCGAGATGGCCGAGAGAAGACCAGTCTGAAATACCTCCATGAGTGCAGAGTACAGTGCGACCACGATATGTATAATAGGAACACTGTCGGATACGGCGGTAGAATTTTCTTATTTCTACCATGGAAATGCCGGCTGCATCAAGCTGGAATCCAGTCTTCGAATTGAACTCCCTTGAAGCAGATTGGCGACCGTTCGCCCACTCCCACAGATGAACCTCGTGATTTCCTTCAAGGAAACACACATTGGGGCGTTCTGAAATATCCATGAGGAACTGAAGAACCTTCGGAGAATCCGGGCCGCGATCAGCATAATCTCCGCAGAAAATATAGGCGGTCTTATCATCGATGCCATCCACAGGATTTTCCCCGAACACCTTCTGGAGAGTGGAGTAGCATCCGTGAATATCACCGATGTGTACGACCTTATCATATTCGCTCAAATCGAAAGGAGTAGTAAATATCTGCTCCCAATCATCGACGGTGATTCTCTTGATTCCGGCTGGAATATTCTGTGTCTGGAAACGTGAGTATACCTTTTCAATGTAGTCCTGTGGAACGATTTTGAGCGGAGGCCGCTGGGCGTTACGGCGGAGGGTTTCCTCCAGAGGAATATCCGTCATGTCCAGGCAATAGATCCGATAGCGGTATTGATGCGCCAATTCTTTGTAGCGCGTCATTTCGCTCGTCTTGGAATTGCAGGCATCGATAATCGTGAAATCACCGCGCTGCATCCTGCGTTCAAGCATGGCAAACAAGGTATCCCAGACAATTCTATCGTTCTTCTGGGATATGACGGGCTTACCTTGTGGATCAAGTGCCGGGGAGGCAAAAAGGGAACGAATCTTATCAGACGAAAGTGCATGGTCAGACAGGCCGTTCTTCTCAATCCAAGTGGATTTGCCGCAACCTGGAGCACCGCGCATCAAAATGAGAATTCGCAAGAGAACACCTCCTTGTTTTCATTCAAGTAATTGACAATATGGACACGTTCATTTTTCAAAGAGCCATCAATTACAGCATCAAGAACCTTGTTCAGAACAAAGCCGACTCTTTTCCCTTCCGCTATATTGAGCAACTCCATTACATCTTTTCCGCTGATTTCCAAATCTTTCAGACTAAAGCATTGGTTTTGCTCGACAATCTCATAGGCAATAGCTGCCAGAGATACGCAGCGTTCAATTCGAGACTGCTGAGTGCTCTCCTTATGAGCGAGAATATCAGCCATTCTGATTTCAACCAGTCTTGAAAATTGGAGTTCACCGATTTTGTTCAACCATCGGCGCACTGTCTTCGGGGTAGGCTCAATAACGGCATCGTGGAACAACACAAGTTCGAGTACGTCATGCTTGGTTTTGTTGTCAAAACGCAATCTGTCAAGAACCTTTTCGGCAAGATCTCGACTGTATACTCCGTGACCATAGAAGTGCCCTCCGTTTTCATCCGTGGTATAGCAACATGGCTTGCCAATATCATGAAGGAATAACGAGAGCTTTATAACAATGTCATTTAATCCGCAGTTTTCTACGGCATGACAAATGTGATCGTATACGGTGTACTCGTGATACCTGTTATTTTGGTCAAATCCAATGCAGGGACTCATTTCTGGAATGATGACAGAGATAACATCGCTATACTCCAGTAAGATTTGAAGAACTCCTCGACCACAGAGCATCTTGCATAGCTCGGTCTGAATTCTCTCTGCTGCAATGTTCAGGAGCTTTTCTTTATTCCTATGGATTGCCTGAGATGTTTTCTCTTCAATGGCAAAACCATATGTAGAAGCAAAGCGCATTGCTCTCAGGATTCGAAGCGCATCTTCTCCGAATCTGTCATCTGGATTTCCAACGCATGAAATGATTCTTCTATTCAGGTCGTCCTGACCATGAAAAGGATCGATAATTCTTTCTCCGTCATAGGCCATTGCATTAACAGTGAAATCACGGCGTGCTAAATCCAGCTCTATGTTTTTCACGAATTCTACACTATCAGGATGTCGGCTATCAGAATAAAGTCCGTCAATTCTGAAAGTCGTAACCTCATACTGCTCAGAATCCCCGAGATTAACCGTGATTGTTCCGTGCTGTAAGCCTGTATCAATCGTCTTGATATTGCGTTTTGCGAAGAAAGCCTTCATTTCAAGAGGAGTGGCTGATGTGCAAATATCCCAGTCTTTCGGTTCAAGGTCAAGCAAGCTGTCTCGCACGCATCCACCAACGACATAGGCATCAAACCCGGCCTTGCGCAAATCCTGTATGATGAAATTGGCGCCGTGCGGGATTTGGATATTACGCATCGATAGCTCTCCTGTTCACTTCGATAACAAATTCCTCGACCTTCTTCATGTCCGGATGCTTTGGGAGGTTGGTATTTGCCTTCGCATATTCCAGACGCTTCTCGTATTCGCTCACCATCTCAAAGAATTCAGGCGCATATGAACCGTCTTCGCGCTGAAATTTACCGTTTCGGATACTGAGCAGAAAATCTCTGTCGTTGTATCGATAGGTGTTGATTTCGCCTTTCTCCAAGATGTCCAGACACAGAAGATAGAGACGAATCAGGTGCATGGCGTGCTTGTTGAGATGATCGTCGTCCTTCTTATGATTGCGATGGTGCAACTTCTCGTAATCTCGAAGTACACTGGACAGGGTGTTAAGCATGATGCTGAACTCTCTGGCAGGATACTTTTCAAGGTGAATGTTGCAGAACACTTCCTTATCAAGATCGTCACGAGAACTCTCGTCGGTAAAGAGGCTGATACAACCCTGATCGAAATCGGAATACTTGGAAGCGAATTCCCGAAGGGCTCGTTCCAGTGCCCCTCTGATGTGTTCCTCTTTCTTTGCCTGCGGCAACCTGTCTCTGGCGAGCGCGTTTTCCAAACGGCGAAGCTGCTGAGTAGCATATCCTCCGAACGAACTGACCGCTCTTTGCGAAAGGAACAGGCTTGCGTTGTCGATCATCATGCGGCCTGCATCGGAAACATAAAAATAATGCTCCGGTTTGCAGCCGAGCATTTCAATCGTATTGGGATTGCAGTTCAGAAGCAAGCTGACCAGTTTGTTGAAGCCATAGATGGTAGTGTCGGTCTGCGTGTTTACGACCTGTTCAAAATTTGAGAGGCCGAGAAGATCACTCTTGCTGTTCATTGCACAGCCTCTTACATCTACATCCGATGTTTCAATGTTGGTTCCATAGGCATGACTTCCGCCAAGCGTAAGGAACATAAGTCGGCCTGCGAGGTGAGGATTGGTTCGCAAGAAGTCATATTCCTCTCCGTTTACCATTTCTTTGATTTGCTCAAGAGTCATATACTCGCTCCTTTACCACATCTCATTGCCGATTTTGACACGAGGAATATTCCGTTGAATAGCTGCAAGCTCGTTCATCAGTAATCCGATCTTCTGGAAAGGGACACAGACAGTGCCCTCTCCTACTTTCATAGTCAGAATGTCTTCGGCACAATCCAGAGAATACTCGGCCAAATCTCCCATAAGAGAAACATTGCGGCTCAGAACCGCAAGACATGCTTCCGGTTCCTCTTTTTCATGAATGGGCGCTGCGTTCATCGGCGCAGCAAAATTGCGAACGGCTGGTTTGCGCAGATTGGAAGGCTGTTTGCCAATCACTCGAAGCACCGTCTGATAGGAAACATCAAGGGCTTTGGCAATTTCCTGGTTGCTCATTCCATCTTCACGCATGTGGAGCAGTTCGCCAGGGGATACTTCACGCATTAAGCTCATATGCGCTACCTCCATATGTATTGGTTCAGAAATTGCCGAACCACAAGATGTTGCGAATATCCGACAGAGAATACTCTTTCAGCATCTTGCCATCGCGGAAAACAGGAATCAGAAGATTCATGGGGTCGTCGTTGTGTTCAGCAAAGGTCAGGCCATCAACGCAGGAAAAATCCTTTCCATCGAAATGCACGGCGCAGCATCCTCGCTGAGATTTCTTGAAGTGCGCGTTATCCGTCTTGGGATTTTTGAAAATCATGATGGGGGTTCCATTCTCGTCTTCTGCATAAGTTGCCTTAATGGCAATGCCAAAGGTATCACGAGTAAATGGATCGAAGTGACGGACACCGTTCTGGTCATAATGTTCAAGGCACTGCATTGAGAAAGAGCCGACGCCAAGAGAAACATTATTACATGCAAAACCATTCTGCGTCAGGATTTCATAGATCTTTTCGCAGCGTTCCGGTGTAATGGAATCACCGTAAATGGCTTTGACGTGAGGATCAAGAACCTTATAGCCCTTGGAATTGACCGTACCACCAAACGTTTCCCAAAGATGGAAGACAGTCTGGGTAACAATCTCAACAGGATCACCGCTGTCTCCGCGAACCAGAAGGCATCCATCATGATTCATGATCTCATCCTTCAGCTGAGGAAGAATGTTATCCACCAGATTCCAGTAATCATAAGAATCGGATACCATCGAGAAAGAATGATGAGGATAGATTTCCGTAAGCAGTCGGCGAACGAAAGTAATTTCGTCTCCATCGACAGCGTAATTTGAACACATTACACTGTGTTCGGTAGAAATCGCGCCGAATGCAACGGGTTCCTTGGTACAATCGCAGTTGTAATACTTCTCAAGCCATGGAAGAGTCGGAACGGTTGCAGTATTCAGGAACGAAAGGCAGAAACCAGCGCTGGACATTACCGCACTTTCGATACTCTCCTGACCTCTCATGGAGAAATCACCAAGAGCTTTGGCACGAGGAAAAGAATCATCGACGGTCTTATCGTAATACTTATTGACGATGTTTCGATACATAACACCAACGTTTGCACTTACCATAGCGTGCCAAAGCGTGGCAGAGATCGCTGATTCAATGGTATTGACCAGCCATGCAAACTTAGGATGAGTATTGGAAATCTCGAACATAGGAACCTTGATGTTCACACGGCAACCTTCGGGCAGTGCCCGAATCTCAAGAGGCAAATAGCCCAGATCGTAAAGCTCCTCGATCTTTTTGAGATTGTAGGAATTCTTTCCGAGGCCGTTGTCAACGATGCGAGCATATTCTGCCAACACCTCATCCTTCGGACGAGAGAAAAAGAAATCATCAAAGCATTCGATGAGATACGTTTTGATGAATGCCTGCAGGCCAAACATAACGAGCTTATTTTGACCTTCCAGGCGGGACATCCTGGGCGTAAAATACGATACCAGCTTCGTGACATTCTTAGGGTACATGTCGGAATGTACCACCTTGTACCAGTCACACAGCAAAAGCGGATTAAGTTTCATATTTCCCTTCCTTTCATTTGTTCAGGGGGAAAACGGTGATCTTCTCGTGTTCTTTGTGGAAGATACTGTCCGTGGTATAGACATGATCCACAAAATCCGTCGTCAGCAAATCACCCTCAAAGATTGCATGTTCGCAGTGGGAACAGAAAACCGAAACGCTTTTCGCGCCAAGTTCTTTAAGGGCTTTTGCGGAATGAAAAAACGTGCCGCCGCGACAACAGATGTCATCCACGATCAGCACGTTCTTGCCCTTGATGTCGGCATTACAAACAACATCGAGGCCGGTAATCTTTCCAGTTTCCCAGCAGCGACGTTTAATGCCGAATCCGTATGGAGTTTTAATCATATCAGAATAGCGCTTCATAGCGCCTTCATCCGGGTAGAACAGAAGCAAATCGGGATCATCCATATTTCCCATCGCCTTGCGAATATAAGGCTCTGGGGACAGGATCTTGCAGTTGTTGATGAGCGCAGTTGCAACATTGGAATGAGGATCGAGGATATACACCGCCTTAAAGCCCAGCATGTTGATAAAGTCGGCAAAATACTTCAGCGTAAAGACTTCATAATCATGATGCGTTCTGTCCATTCTGGCATTCGGACAATACGGAAGAACGAGCGAGACGCCCTTAAAAGCGGAATGCTGCCAAAGATGACGGACAATGTAGTAAAGCGCTGTCATTTCATCTTCGCTCTCATAATGCCAGCGGATTACTGCCTCGCCTCCATTGTAGGCAACATCGGGGCTGGAAACTCCAAACGCGAAAGTTCCGTCTGGAAACCGGCTGTCCAGCTGGATGCGGTAATTGTTCAGCCAAATCATAGCTAACCCCTCCGTTTAGCCGTTGATGATCTTGATGTTACAGGGAGCCATAGCGTCGAGCGCCGTTTTGTGAGATTCGGGAGATACACAAGCGCAGCAAGCTGCGTCCACGATGATCTCTGCCTCGGGAAGCACAGCGCGAAGCAGCATGGCGTTGCTCAGCACGCAAATGCCCGTACAGACTCCGCAAAGAACGATACGGTCATACTGTTCATCGCTTGCTACATTAGAGAGAACAACGCTTCCGAAGGTGGGCTTATTGAGCATGGCGAAAAAATGACCAGAGCCAGCACAGTTCATCTTCGAATAGGATTTTTGTACGTCCTCGTTGATCTGCCAACCATCACTGTTCTGAATACAGTGAGGAACCGGGAGCATTTTGCCTTCAGCCGTGTCCATGTAGTTGTCTTGGTGCGTGTCTCTGGTCATGATGATGTCGCCCTGCCAGCCTTCGATTTTCTCGCAGACCTTGGGCACGATTGCCTTGGCCTCGTCTGTGCCAAGGACACCTGTTACGAAGTCGTTTTGCATGTCAACGACTACAAGAAGTTCCTTCAAATTCCTTTCCTCCTTGATATGTTTTAGATGATGTTCGTCATCTATGACCTCGGCTTTTCTTGTCGAAACTGCCAGGGTCATGCCCAACGAATCGTGAGGCGAAGCGGCAAATAATAATTCGGTGCCCTGTGTGCGAGGAACTTAGGGGAAGTTCAGCCTTGGCTGAAGTTCATCCGAAGTTTCGAGCGCACAGCCTGCGGAGGATCTTTGATCCGAAGCAGGATTTGCCGCGAGCCGAACGAAAGGAGCATTGGGTTTCACTTTCGATTACACCAGAAAGTCACAATCTCCAGAAATTATGTATTCATGTTTACTGGTGATTGGTATCTTCATGACGAACTGTGATTGTGAATGCTTCGCAATCTGCATTGTATGGATGAGCTTGAGGATGACAGTGCGGGCCCTGGATACCGGTCGGCGAAGAGTCGTCAGCTCGTGCTATGACGTGTTGAGATGTCTAACGACCATGCCGGATCTGCTCGGGATGGGCGGATGCTGCAGACTCGACGTTATAAATAGCGCGATGGCCGCGTTCATCGCCTGATCGCTGAGCGCCTGAAGCCGGGCTGCCGGCTCGCAGGTGCCTCTGGGGCGGGGTACGTCATCCTAACCTTTTGATACTCCGGATTACACCTCGAAGCACTTAATCCTTAGAAATAAGAACCAAGTTATACATTGCGAAGTTAAAGGGAATGGCGGAGAGAGTGGGATTCGAACCCACGGACGGCGCGGAGCCGTCGGCGGTTTTCAAGACCGCTGCCTTAAGCCGCTCGGCCATCTCTCCATTACGGGTCAGTTTTTTGTAAAAGGTATAACCACTTCTTTAAGAGCTTGAATTCTATCGAAACGGTCATTGCGGCCATCAACCCAGCGTTCTTTACCACAGCGTTTACAGCGATATTTCCGCATTGAGAATCGAACATTGCCGTCAGTAGATTCAAACCAACTTACTTTAACGAACTTATGTCTGCAGAATAATGAGATAAGCCATTTTTTCATACTGCGTCTCCTTAGAACTTTCCAAGTATAACGGCCTTATCGGATATGTATTCGCCGTTAATGGTATTGAAGTATTGACCGATCGGGCGAACAAGATAGACGATTGGATTTCCTCCGTACTTAATACAGGCTTTCTTGGCAAATTTCTGAGCAGTAGCAAGAGACGTTGTGAAGAAAACCTTATCTTCGTACTTCTTCCTCCAATGTTCACGCTTGCAATTCGTGATGATGGGAGGCAAGAGAATTTTGTGAATTTGGAGAGAATCCGTAGTTCCATGATAGAAAACTTTAGTATTCGCCGGAAAATTCATGTTCAATGACCTCGCATCCGTGGGCGGCGTCTTCGATGAGCCCAATCAAAAGAGCTTCTACGTCATCAAGAAGGTTTGCATAGGTACTCCCGTAAAGCCCAACCATATTGTCCGAATCTCTTTCTTCGTCCTCCGGACTGGGGATACGGACATTATGCTGCTCAAGAATTTCTTCGAACATATCGATAATTCTTGCCGCTTCGTCATGCGTATAGATGGTCTTTCTATCCGAATCAGATTTGACTATACCCGTCATCGTACTCCTCCTTGATGATTTCTTGTCCTCTGCATCCTCTTTCGAGTCAAGCGGCTTGGAACGCTTCTTGCTGCATTACAAGCGGCAGACAGCCCAGTCCTACTATCTGCCGGATGTCCAGCTGTACTGGTTGGAGGGAACGCGATACTCCTGGCAAGCGCGAGCCTGTCTCCATCAAGCTCGTAAATGCGCTTTCATGCCCTGTCAATAACCAAGTGTATCGCAGCAGTGGTCTTCCTGGCGGGACTCGAACCCGCGACTCCTTGATTAAAAGTCAAGTGCTCTACCAACTGAGCTACAGGAAGGTAATGGCGGCTCGTCAGGGATTCGAACCCCGAACCTATCGGTTAACAGCCGAGTGCTCTACCTTTGAGCTAACGAGCCATGATGCCACCGCCATTGTCGTAGAGGTGGCAAACAGATTAGAATAACCGCTTTCCGCAAGTCGGGCAGCGGTAGATGGTGAAATTTCCGATCTTATAATCGGTTCCATTGGTTTTGCAGTTGATCGGAAGATATTCGTTATCCCATTTCAGGCGATGGATTTCTCTTCCGTTCTTATCGACTTCGGCAACATATGGAACATAGCCTTTCGGATTGCATACACTGCACATAAATCACGCACCTTCTTCCAGAAGATCGTCTTCAGTCATTTCATCCATGTCGCTTCTCATCGCCTGAAGTTTTCTCTGATCCGAAATCTTGTTGCTGGACATAGAATTCGGGCTACCTCCCCATGACTTGCGGGGATTGCACATACAGCAGGAGCAGTGAATCTTGTTCTTGGAATATTGATGAAGATTGTCATACCAGTCTCCACCCATAATGTTCCTGACGATGGAACGCTTGCGTTTTGCATGTTTCCAATCCATCTTTCTGGAACGACCTCTGTTATTCGGCTTCATGCTATCACTCCTTGCTAAAGAATGGCGGAAGGTGTGAGATTCGAACTCACGGTGCCCGAATTTCAGGCACGCCTGATTAGCAATCAGGTGCATTAAGCCACTCTGCCAACCTTCCAGATGGAGCTCCCATTCGGATTTGAACCGAAAACCAATCGCTTACGATGCGATTGCTCTGCCGTTGAGCTATAGGAGCACTTGTGTCTACAATTTCAATCGAACTTCCGATTTCTTCTCCAGCGCCTGCACCAACAGAAATCGCAATCCAGATACCCGACACGATGCCCGTCGATTTTGCACACCGAAGAACCATGCGCCACATGTTCTCGATTGCCACAACTTCCGCAGCAGCGCCCTTCTCTTACGTCGTCTGAAGCGTATACTTTCAGGCCGTTGTTGCTATTGCGAGTATCATAAGAAAGACATATGAGCAACGAGAACACCTCCTAAAATGATTGATGAAATGGAGCCGGATATGGGACTCGAACCCATGACCCTGCGCTTACAAAACGCACGCTCTGGCCATCTGAGCTAATCCGGCATGTGTGGTGGCCTCTGCTGGTAACGATCCAGCCTCCGTAGATTTTCAGTCTACTGCTTTCACCATGTAAGCTAAAAGGCCAAGTAAATGGTGCCGAGGGTGGGACTTGAACCCACAAATCGCAGATTTTGAGGCTGCTTCCTATGCCATTTCGGATACCCCGGCTTGTGTGTTTCCCGCTTAGATTGAACATTGTATCCTTTGGGTCACGGCTACTCAGATCAAGCCGAACATTTGCAACTGTCCAGTTCCAATGCTTTTCAGCGGACATTTTCATTCTCTGTGAGGAATCCACAACGCTCACATCAGCAGGGAGCGACCCTGCATTTGGTATGGATGAAGGGATTCGAACCCTTACGCTTACGCACTGGGACTTAAAACCAGCGTGCCTGCCAATTACACCACATCCACTTAGTCTATTTTGTTGCGCCATTCATCATAGCTGGGAGGAGACATACCCTCATACTCATCGCTGTTATGGTCAATTGCCCATTGTACGAGGAACAAAAGATACCGCTCCCAACGCACGTCATAATCGTCCAGCAATGCACAATTGGTCAACCTCATGCCACTTTGTTCGAGCCATCCGAATTCATGCTCAAGCATTTCTATCGGAGGAAGCTCGGCTGTTGGCTCCTCTTGATAATTGATAATTGCAACGAAGGTTCTTTCATCCACCGCTATCAACCTTTCCTATGGAAAGGCACCCCGCCACAATGAACGGGGTGCCAAGAGAATATGTGTTTATGTACAATTAGTGCTTGTCGGCAATAGCTCCACCAAGCATACCGGACAGCAGAGCCATCAGATCCAGACCGGTTGCATCCTTGAAGCCGTCTTGCACCTGCTTCATACCGGTCGTAACCGTGCCGGTCAGATTGGAGGTGCCGCCCTCGTAGATGGTCATGTTGTCGATGCTTTCCATGGGCTTCGCAATTGCCGCTGCAATGTCCGGCATGGTCTTGACGTATTCCAACGCGACGTCCAGAACCATCTGCTGCTTCGCGGCATCGTCGTATTCCTTCATGGCTTCCGCCTTCTTCAGAATACCAACAGCTTCAGCCTCCGCTTTAGCCTGGATGGCTTCGGCTTCAGCGCGACCCTTTGCGGCAACGCCTGCCGCCTCGTTCTCCATAGCAATACGCTCTGCTTCGGAACGCGCCTTTTCGGCGGCGGCTCTTTGTTCAGCTTCGAACAGCTCAGCGTCTGCCTTCTTCTGTCGCTGGAAAAGCTCAGCCTCTGATGCCTTCTGAAGTTCGTACAGACGAGCGTCGGCTCTCTGCTGAGCAGCATACTTGTCTGCTTCAGCCTTCTTCTTGATCTCGGCATCCAGAGCGCGTTCACGGATGGCGACTTCACGTTCCTTCAGCTCAATCTCCTTTTCCAGACGAGCCAAGTTAGCCTCGGCAGTCTTAGTTTCGATAGAAGCACGCTGTTCCTGCTCCTGAATGGAATAAGCAGCATCGGCTTCTGCTCGCTTGGCATCCTCGATCTTTTTCAGTTCGGCTCTCTGGATTGCCAATTCGTTCTTGCGCTTAGCAATCTCTTGCTCAGACTTGACCTGAGCTTCGTTGGCAGCCATAGCGGCCTGCGCTCTGGCAATGGCAATTTCCTTTTCGGCCTGAGCCTTGGAAACAGCCGCATCCTTGGAAATCTGAACCGTGTTTTCCAGACCCAGATTATCAATGACGCCGTTGCGATCCTTGAAGTTCTGGATGTTGAAGGTGGTCAGCTCCAAGCCCATATCACGCAGATTGGGCGTTACGTTCTCAATGATGCGTTCAGCGAAAGTCTTCTTGTCGCCCTGAATGAGTTCTTTCAGAGTGGTCTGAGAAATAATTTCGCGGATGTTGCCTTCGAGAACGGGAGTGATGATTTCCTTGATTTGCTCGGGCTTATAGCCAAGGAACTTGGATGCTGCAATCTTCAGCAGTTCGGGTTCTTTGGAAATCGCCACGTTGGCCACCGCATCAACCATAATATTGATTGCGTCCTTGGTGGGAATCTCATCGCGGGAAGTAAAGTCGGACTGAATGTTTTCGAGCGACATGTAGTCAACTCGCTGGATAATGGGGATGACAAGAGCGCCCTGACCAATGATGGTTCTCGAACCACGCGGGCCGGTGATGACCATTGCAATGTTCGGGGGAGCCTTCTTGTACATAACCTTGCCGATGAAGACAACCAAGAGGACTGCGGCGATGAAACAACCAACAAAAACAGCGGCAGACATGATAGATTCGAGCATTCTGATTCTCCTTTGGTTCTATTTAAGTTCCCGCTGATACCAGCTCCGAGGATCACCCATCGCCCTGATAAGACTAATGCGAAAACCTTGAATCGGAGATTTGATATAGCTTTAACCCTTGACCCTTAACGCTTGAGCTTTATTGCGTATAAACTTTAATGCCTAAGCCTTACACTTTGAGCTTTATGCTTTGAGCTTTGAGACAAAAAACAAGCGCTCCTGGCTTGTTTCTCTATGCTTTGCATAGCATCTTCATATTATATCGCAACCCAAATGCGTTTCCCTGTTTACATTTATTTGGCATTCGTCCAAACAGGGGAAAGTGTCGAATGAGCCTATCGTTTAGGGTTTTCAGTAACAGCGGAATCTTATTTTACTTGGTATCGTAGCTGACAGTGATGGTAGTCAGCGCATTGCTTACGCTCAGCGCAGCATCAATTTCAGCATCGAAAGCATCGATCTGCTCACTGAGCTGTTCGACCTTGGCTTTGATGTCAAGGGGATCGACCATATCCAGAGAGTTCATTTCGATGTATGCTTCACGGGTCTTAATGGCTTCGTCACTCTTTGCCTTTTCACTGTTGGCAAACAGGCCGGAAACATAGGCGTCTGCCTTAGCCTGAAGCTCATCTCCGTTGGTGCGCTTGAAGTCCAGCGTTGCGGCAGCGAACTGCACTGTCATCTGCTTGACAAGCAGACGCAGGTTTTCCATGCCGGTCTTCTTCATCTCAATGGCTTCTGCAACCGTATAGGACTTGCCGCCAATGGTCACTTTGGTCTGGGCATTGGAGATGGACAGCGCATTACGGATCGCCGCTCTGCGATTGATACGAGCAATGATGCTTTCATAATCGCTCTTCATGCCATCCTTGTAGTCACCGACAGGCTTGCCGGCAATCTTATCATTAGAATGCTTGTTCGTGGTAATAAAAGTCGTGCCACGAATCTGATTCTGGATTCGATCATCCAGAATCTTGAGGGTGCTGAGAGCCTGATGGACAGTCATGGTTTCCGTAGTCATGTAAATACCCCTTCCTTTTCTTCTGAGTTGGCTGTGGCGGTTGGGTTCGAACCAACGAATGCGGGAGTCAAAGTCCCGTGCCTTACCGCTTGGCTACGCCACAATGTGGTGGAGGATAAGGGGCTCGAACCCTCAACCTTCCGCTTGCAAAGCGGATGCTCTACCTTTGAGCTAATCCCCCAGGTTGCACAGCGACCAATCTTCATCTCCAATGTCATGCTGAATTAAGGTGGACATGGAACAAGCGTCCTTGCGTGAGCTCCCACAGGCCAAGTGCCATATCTCTCAATGTTCTATTAGCCCTTAATCCCTCTGCGTAATTCGTCTTATGAGTGCATTCCATCAGTTAGAAAAACCGATCCTGCGCATGGCGGCTTCTATTCAGTTTTGAAAGGACGTATAAAGCCGCAACGGTAGTCCGTTTTCGCAGCTACGGATGTCTAATTTGTGCTGCGTCAGCGTTGCGCCCGAAGGGAATCGAACCCTTGACCACGCAGTTTCCCCTGCGTGACTCTACCAACTGAGTTACGAGGCGCATAGAAACCTCTGATACTTTTTCATCGCTTGTTTTCACAACCCTGAATCAATTAACAGGAAACGGTTTAATGTTATCAGAGGCGAGACGACCTAAGCCTTTTTGCCGTTAGAAAGCATTATCTTGTCGCCTGGAGGGGCGGATTTTCTCATGCTCCGCCATACAAGGAACCCTGAATCTAACTGGGTTGGCAGGGGAAGAAGGATTTGAACCCTCATCTACATCTGATTTGGAATCAGGAGTTTTTCCGTTAAACTATTCCCCTTCGTAAGCGACTGCCGAAACAACCGCTACTTTTGATAGACTTACGCCTTTATGATGGCTGGCGCACCAAGAGGGACTCGAACCCCCGACACATGGCTTAGAAGGCCAATGCTCTATCCATCTGAGCTACTGGTGCAGAAGTGGAGCACCGTGCGGGAATCGAACCCGCGACACATACTTGGAAGGAACGTGTTTTGCCACTAAACTAACGGTGCGCAGTTATGATGTCAACCACAGGAATTCTAAGTTTCCTGCACCATTTTTTAACTGAGTTGCCCGTTACGTTATATTTGCGACCAACTGCGCACAGGCTCTTCAGCTGTAAAATATCTTTAATTAGATCGTCTCTGGTAGGAATACATCCATTTTTCATTTGTGCAATATGAGAACACTTTATGGAACAATACTTCTGACCTTTGGAGCGACTTTGAAATACTGAAGAACACACTCCGCATACTCTTTTACCGCACTGGATATTGCTATCGATTGGCCTCAGTTTGTCTTTACTGACCAACTTTCTATATACGGATTGAGTTCTTATCGGGTATTCAATGTCATCCATCACCCAGCTATCGCCTCGATTGATCGAACGTACCATACTACCTGAAATGCCAACAATATCGCCAATCTCATCCGTAGAATACGAAGTAGTTTTCAGCATATCGACTATTTTGCTGTATAGCTCATTCGTCATAATATTACTGTGGCCATCTTGTCCTCCCGGAGTCGAATTGTAACCATTCGGAACCATGCTGTTGTAATACGAAATCCAGTATCTTTCCTTTTCATTGAGTTCGGACGTTAAACAGCTTTCTACCACCTCAAACGAGAAATTTTCTATCCCGTATTTTGCAAAGGCCTTATATAGTGGAAGATGCAGCAATCTTTCTTCATGCGCCGACTTATGATTATTCCATCTTTTTGATATACACCTGGATTGTCCTATGTATATCTTACCGTTAATCCGATTTTGAATCTTATAGATCCCAATTTCTTTCGCCATTTCGTTATCCTACTCATAATGAATTGCTATTTGGTCTGGCTGACAGGATTTGAACCTGCGACCTCGTGATCCCAAATCACGCCATCTACCAAACTGATATACAGCCAGATACTGTGGTGGGCGGAGGTGGATTTGAACCACCGCATCCAGAGGAGCCTGATTTACAGTCAGGTGCCTTTGACCGCTCGGCCATCCGCCCATGAATTGCGGTGTTACCCGCAAATCTTATTTGTTACAAGGTCGAAATCAAAAGAATCTCGATGGCCATCCGTGCTACACAGAGATTCATCACCAGTAATAACACGGACAACTTTATGGTCATCGTTCCATGTTTCAGATTTGAGGAACACCGGGAAAGAATCGAGAATCTTCTTTTCACGAAAGCCGCCATTGCGGTCAACGATTTCACAAATACGGCTTGTATGTCGGGATTCAATATACGGGTCAATACGAAGAACGGAAGCGTAACGAATGCTTCTTTTCTTGTGATGAGAAATCCATTCCCGAATCGATGCCAAGTCCTCATACTTTTCAAAGTAAGAACACTGGAGTTTCTTCTCCATGCCGACTCTTTCATAAGCAATGAAGTTGAATCGACCAGGGTAGTTTTCATCCGTAAAAGGATAATGCATCGAACTCTGGATGCAGAAGATATACCCTCTGTACATGAAGGTGACATAATAAGTTGCATAGCCTATATGTGTTTCACCTGTCCTGTGGCACACACTGCTATGCCCTATCATTTCACAGTTCATATGATGGATGACACGCTTTTCAGGGCAGGTGAGGAGCAAAACTTGAGGATTCTTTTCGAGTTCTCGTATAATGCCGCAAAACTCCAGATCTTTCTGAAGCATTACATCGCTATAAAAGAGCTGTTTCATGATGTGTTTCACTCCTATTCAACCTCAGTCCAACCGTTTCGCTGAATGATGCGTCGCATGTTTCCCGCACCGACTGGGTTCATACTGTGAATCCTGATGGGATAGTTACGACCAGTTTCTTCGAGCCAGTCAAGGAGCTTGATATAATCTCCCCCATTTACGGCAAAAGTGCCCGCATCATGATCTATGTCAATAACTTCGATTTTAAGAAGGTTCTTCAATAATGATAGAGCGTTTGCTCTGTGGAGAGGCGCTTCCGCGAACATTTCTTTGTGTGCATAAATACCACATTTCGCATATTGAGTTTCTAACTCAATTATTGCTGCCTTTGCAACATTCACGCTTCTGATCCACAAATACCCATCTGGAGCAGGACGAGTATCGTCAATCCATAGCTTCATCGGCCATCGCAACCCCTCTCGAACACCTTTGAATTAACCCCATCGGAAATCAAAACCCGAGTTCCTTGGGAGAAAAAGCATTTCTGAGAATTCCATACGGCATCAAGGCTCGTCTCCTTGTCTCCATGCACTTCGTAAGTCGGACACTTGTTTATCAGCGAAACTGTAAACTTCTTTTCTTCGTTTACCATACGCATTCTCCTATATAGAATTTCCCTGAAGAGGAGGCGCGGCAACATTAAGTCGCCGCTTCCTCCTCGGAGCTCTGATTTTTAGATTGGATACGGAAGCCGAAACACACGCCATGCGTGCCGCTCGCGCCGCTGCTGCCGCTGCCGCCACCCGAATGGACAAGGCCGAAGTTCGCCGTGGAGCCGGTACCCGGAGAACGAAGCCAATAATAACAGTAATCGTTATTATCCACGCCGTATCCCTTTACCCGATTCCGGCGGAGCTTGTAGATGTCCAGCTGAGTATCTTCAGGCTCCATGTCTTTGATGCGCTGGTTCTTACCGAACATCTGCGTGTAGGACAAGCAAAAGAGCTTGTCTTCGCATTCAATGCGTTCACCATTGATACACTGGACAATAGTAGTAGGAATAATGACCGCCTGCAGATCGTCGGGAAGGAGCTCGAAAACCTCCTGGGCATACTTGCGCATCTTGCAATCACGCCAACCGCCGCGATTGGTATCGCGGTCGTTCATATTGTGAGGTTCTTTCAGACAATCACGGAAAACAATGAACTGTTCTCCCTTTTCATCATGGGCAACTTCGAGATCGACTCGCTCATCATTCTTGAGCGTAATCGAAATGACGTCTCCGCTCGCAAGAGAATCGAACTCTACGATGTCCGCCCAAGACACCGTTCTTCCAATCTTGGAAATGACAGAAACCATTATCCATACCTCCCATTATCAGTATCAGGCGGCAACTACGCGATAGACATCGACAGAACTGGGAATAGCACCGCCAGCGTCATTGACGAGGAACATCTCATCATTGAAATCCAGCGCGGCATACATGACGCCAATGATGGACTTGGCGTTGACTCGATGATCTCCATTGAAGTTTTCAATGGAAAAATCATCACTGTGACTACACAGAGCCTGAACCAGACCCATAGCGTCATTTTGATTATTCAGTCGAATATGAGCTCGAATATGAGCCATTGAATATCTCTCCTTTATCTGTATGATGGAAATGCGCATATTTCCATCTTTCTTGTATATTAGCAAAAGTGACAGGGGTGCCAAACAGATGGAAAAATCGCGCTTTTCAGGCATGGTCAGAATCAAACAGTTGGATTTTTCGCATCAGAAGGACGGTCATCAGGTTGTTCGATATACTCAAGGTAATCTTGTTCAGATGCAAAGAGGATCATGTTATCCTGAACTCTTCCCATATATCCATGCTGCGTGAAGTATCCGTAAGGCATGATTGCACCTCCGATTTAGAACCAACTCGGTTCTAAAATTGAGTTCTGACACCTCGAAAAGCCTTGAAATACGGGACTTTTCAAGATTTGCCCCGTAAGGAAAAATGGTCACATTTCTTGTTCCTTTAGTAGACCATAGAAAGCCGAAGTTACGAGCTTCTTATAAGATCGTTTATCCAGCTTTCTTATGGCCAGAAGGAGGAAATCACGGGTCGCCACGAAGGTCTGCTCGAATCATTCGGACAAGATTCACCTCGTACTTCTTGTTCAGATGATCGATGACGTAGGTGATGTAGTCCTTCTCGACCATCTTGTAATACGACTTGAGTCCATTTAGTGCGCAGACATCGTGCAGATCCCATTTGATTCCGCGTTTTCTGTCCTGAATGTAATTGGTACACATTGCTTTGAAACGTTTCTTGGCCTGATACCCTACGGTAATCTGGTTATTCCTGTTCAGCATCAATCCAAGATTCCAGTTACGACCGGAGCTGGAACCGTACCTCGTCTTAGCAGACTTGATCTTGAACGGAGCATTGAATCGTGCAAGGGTCGCATCGATTTCCTTCACCATTCCCAAAGGGTCAAATTCGTATCTGCTGGAAATCTGAATATCGTCTGCGAAACGGGTATAAATAAAGCCCTTCTTGCGAAGAGCGTTGAAAAGGGCATGGTCGATGGGGATCATCATCAGGTTTGTCAGCATTGGAGAAATCGGAGTGCCTTGCGGAAGACCTCCATTCAGGAAACATAAGTCCATCGCTTTGCTGAGCACCTGCTTTCCCTTTTCGTCCTTCATGATTTCGCTGAAAGGAAAGATGATGTCCATCATTCCGAGGATAAACTCGATGGTCGTACTTCCGAAGAAATCGGAGAAGTCTGTCTTTTCGAACCACTTGCTTTCATTCGCCTGATGTTTCTTCATTGCATCAAGTGTATTGCGATGCTTCACATAGGCAAAAGCGGACGTGTGATACAACGCAAACATCTTATCTTCGAAGATGGACTTGAGTTCCCTCAGTGCTTCCATCAAAGGTTCATGCGGTGCATTGATCCAGCGAAGGCCGCCAGACTTCTTGGGAATTGGAAAGGTTTCGTAAAGAGAAGCACGCTTTGCGCCATACAGAGCTTCGTGCTTCTTTACAAACTCCTCTAAGACACGAATCATCGAAGGAATATCCGACCGGCGAACGACATCCTCATTGACTGTTTCATAGAACCTGGTGACTGTGGCTGAAACATCCTTTGACTCGGGTGAAATGTTATCGACGTTGACTTCACCCTTCAGGATTTCCTCCAGTGTTATCTGATGGGTTCTGGGAGTTTGCATTATAGTAATGTAAGGCAATGCAAATACCTCCTTTACTCTTCATGATCTGCAATCTAACATATGTGGTGTGCCTGCTGCGCCAGCTGCTGAGGAGGTGTCTTCCAGGGACTGGGGAGCTTGGGAACTCTGATGCAGGGCGTGCAGGTCTGGGGAGGTCAGGGTTTTGACGTGTCGAGGCGTTCGTTTGCCTGTGAGATCTTGGTTCTGAGATTGTGCGATGAGCCTCGGGACGTTGTGTGGCGTGAGTGTTCGAGCTGGAGTCGAGCCCTGAAGGCGCCATGGCCACTGGGAGGCAGGCCTCCGTCGTCCTGACCTTTTGTTACGCCGGATTACACCTCGACGCATTCAATCAAGAGATTGAATTATACATTGCAGATTTAGGTTTTACTTCAAGAGCTGATGAAGTTCATCAGTAATCTCTTTTACCACTTCTTCAGGCGGAAGAACATAATAGTATCCGTCCAGCGGACTGAATTCAACGGAACACTCGCCATCGAGACGCAGGAAAGGAACGATGTTGCACTCTGAGGCAGGACAGTGATTAGCGAACCTTCCGCGACGATCTACGGCGCAGAGTCCAGTATTCACCGCAGTTCTGAACAGAAGGTTTACAGGTGTAACAGCACCGCGAACGAAAAGAGCCAGCTGTTCGCCCTCGGTCAGATCTTCGCCACCATACAGCTGACTTCTGGACAGCATACTGACTTTGAGCGTTGTCTTGACCTGTTCCCCATACTTCCGCTTAAATCCGACGGGCACAGAAGTAACGATTTCATGGGGCGTAATCATCTTGCGCTCCCATGCTTCGAACAAACTCAGGAAACCGGGGCGATTCTTCAGAGTGTTATCAGCCACATCCGTTTCGTGCTGAGGCTTGAACCAGTCATTTTCACTGGCATTCAGGAACTGGCAGATATTCGTCTGAGGGAAGAAGTTACTTCCGCGTTCACGGCGGTCACGGCTTTCATTCTCAGGCTCCTGGGCATCAGCGCAGAACTTTCCAATGCCATCATTCACATAGAAATCGTTCTGCTCAGATGCTTTTCTCCAAAGGAGGTTGATGGGTGTCCGCTCGCCGCTTCGGAGAAACTGACCAAAGACCAGATATTCTCCAACGGGAATTTCGGAAATCTTCATGACTTACCTCCTTAAAAAGCGTCGATTGCGTAGCTAAACGCATCGGCCAGGATCAGCTTGCGAAGCGGGCCGCCCTTTGCAAAGTTGATAAAGTTGGACACACCCGCCGCTACGATCATTCGAACCGTAGGCGCAACAGACAGGGTGATATTGCAGGCGGAAACCGGAGTCTCCTTCTTGGCTTCCTCGTGGGAGAATGCCATAGACTTCAGGAAGGCGTCCACCATTTTTTCATCATTCCATGCGGCAGCGTAGTGCTGAGCATCGGTCAGACGCATACGGAAATCGAACATGCCTTTGATGAAAGGATTGCCAACGCAAGCCTTGGCGATGTCGCGGCGGAGGTCGATATTATCCACACAGAGGAATACATAGCCAGAAAGGCGCTGGTTGGTATAGCCCTTATGTACCAGAACGAGGTCATCCTTCATTTCCGGATTGATCTTGAGCAGATATTCTGCGACTGCATCAACCTTCATCTTACCAATGTCATCCTGCGTGAACATCTGATTGGCGATATTGTGAGCTTCGACCTTATCGAAGTCGTAAAGAGTGATCTTCGTCAGGCCAAAGCGAGCCAGGTTTTCAGCGACCGTGGAGCCGATAGCTCCACAGCCGATAATATGAATGCGCTCACGGCACATTTCGGGTTTGAAGAATTCATAAGACTTGGAAAGATCCATGACTAAACCTCCCTTAGTTTTCTTCGTTGATGATGATACCACCTTGGATGATAACGCGCTTGCCGTTGATGTCGAAATATACTTCATCGGTGCTATCGCTAACATCAAACTTGCCCGACCATGATTTAATCATGTCTCCGTCGTAGCTATAGACAGAAACGGTACGATTGAGGCCGCCGCCCCAGTTGCTTTCATACGACTTGACAGTGCGCTTCCATCCTTCCGTGCAACCGGTAAGGCAAAAGAGCATCACGATCAGGACGGCAACGAGAATGATCTTTTTCATGTGACTCATTCCCCTTTTCTTAAGTGTCAAATCGATGGTCGCCGAAAATTTCCTTATCCCAGTCTACGGAAGCATTGTTGCCGCCAAAGTATCCGGGATAGCCCGCCATGCTCATCTGGCTGGGTTCGGCACTGGCCTTTTCGGGATTCTTCGGAGGACGCCCCTTCTTACCCTTGGGCTTCTCTTCCCCTTTTTCCTTACCCTTGGGCGTGACATTGCCTTTCACGGGCTCGATCTTGGCAGGCTGCTTCACAGGCTCGTCATCATCCATATAGGCCAAACGGCTTCCGCCGTAGTTGCCGCCGTAATTACCACCGTAGCTTCCGCCATAGTTTCCTCCATATGCACTGCCCGGAGTATAGGTCTTGCGAGTGACCACATGGTCGGATTCGGCAATGAAAGATTCGACATCGAATTCATCATTGGCAATGCTGACAACGATGTCCTTATCCTCGTACATGACATTGTTGGCGTAATCGTAAATCTTGATGGTGTGATCCAGACGCTTGTTCCAGATCATGAAAATGTAGTAGTCATCATCCTTGAGCTGGGCAAGAATCTGCTGCTGGTGGTTGGTGTCAACACCGGAAGGAGAAGTTCCCATGTTGACGTGGGAATGACCCTGCATACGCATGGCGTTATAGTAATCGTCATCCAGAGTCATCATCCACTTCTGATACTCTTCCTGGTCAGTGTTGACCGTAGAACCGGTGACGGTCTGAGGATAGACCACCACATCGGTAATGATGAAGGTATCTTCGTCTTCGCGCTTAACGGTGCCATGCCATGCGACCTCGGAATCGAAATGCTTCAGGAGAGTCAGCATCTTGACATAGGCCATCGGCGTGAAAACCACATATGCCTTCGTATCATCCTCACCGGTGTAATCAAAGCTCTTGGTAAAGGTAATCTTGCCATCGGACATCTTCGCATCCGTGACATTCTTGCGGAACTCCTCGACCATATTGTCGATATATTCCTTGGTCAGAAAAATCGGCTTAGACATTTTCTTCCTCCTTCTTGGCATCCAAGCTGTTGAGATATTCGAGAGCTTCGACAGGAGTCACGTCTCGACCATCGGGCAGTCGGATGATGCGGTGGGTACTGGTAAATACATCGTTCAGGAAATAGCGGACAGTGTGAGCTTCGGCAAAATTCAAGCTCTTTGCGGAAGCCATGCACTGCTCGATGGCACCTATGAGATTTCCGTCCCGGATCATCCTGTTGATGTACGATCTGTAATTACCCAAGCAGGCAAAATGCTGGATATGCGGATTCGGGATATAATCGATGAACTCGTCTCCATACTCGTAGAAACGATGGGCCGATGCTTCTCCGCGCAGATCGATAATGTAGTTCGCGCACATCTTAACCTTCAGGATGGGTTCGTCCGAGAAAATGGCATCCAGCATCTTGCGTCGAACCGCAATATCCTCAAACTGAGGAAGGTAATCGTACCCGGTGTACAAGCAAGAACCGGTTTTGCGAATGTAGGTATTGTATTGTTCGGGGTCGAATATTTCGAAGAAGGTTTTGACAGTAAACTCCATCTGACGCCCCCGCACACGAACGGGCATCAGGTTTCGGTTGCAGACAAAATAGTCGATCAGTTCAGATTCATCAGATGCAGCTTCGATTGCCATTTCCTGGCCGGCCAGACGGATGTTCAAGTCATCGAGCATGGTCAGATATTCATGATACCTTCTATTCAGATTATCAATCTGATTCTGGTAATCAGTGATCTGATCTTTAGTGCGCTGCATTTCTTCACGGCGACCGATCTTATCAAAATCGCCGATAACGTTCTTAATCATGTGCTCACGGAAATCGATTCGATCCGCCAGCAGGGAGAGAATACGCTCATACTCAGTAGCATTACGGAATGTAAGCGCATCAAGCAGGGAACCTTCCACTTCATCAAGCGGAATATCGGAGAAAAACCAGGGAAAAAGACGAGGAGTCAGGGACTGGAGGAGATGGAAGTTACAGAGCGTCAGGCCTTCGCACACAATGAAAGTTTCCTTGTCCTGCTCATTGATGTAAAAGCGGGCATTGAGCTTTCCACGATTCTGTACAAAAACCTGAAGGTCTTTTGCTTCATGGTAATTAGGGAATACCTTGGTAAAGCCGGATTCAGTGTTATCGTACAGGCTCAGGATGGCGGCATTGTCATTGGACGGGCCTACAAGATAACGAATCGAGAGGGTGTTGGCACCAAAGGGCACCGGAGAGATGCGCGTAAAAACGCCTGCGAGATTGGTAAAGGTATGCGAACCATATCCATAGGAATCGAAACTGCGAATAGACAGGTTTATGTCCGCACCGTTGGAGCGTCTATGAAGCAGGGCTCTCAGCGTTGCCAGAAAAGACCTGTCGTCATTAAAGTAATCGCCGTGAATCTTAAAGAATTCATTGGCGATACCCCGTACCAACGGAGTCTCTCTGATCTTCTTATTAAACATATTGCACCCACCTTAATGTAGCGACTCCCTCCCGACACATCGCCGAGAGGGAGTCTAAATCTATTTGGGGATATGAAGGAAACCCGGAGAGGGAAGGATTACATCACAGTGATGGTGTCGCTGATGGCCTTCTTCTCTTCCTTGACTTCGGTCAGAGCAGCTTCGAACTGCTTCTCAACCTTGTTCAGGTTCAGAACGGCGACGCCGATATGCTCTTCCGCCCACTTCTTCGCATCCTCGGTGCCATCGGGGATCATCATGGTGATGGTCGCCTTGCCGTCCTTGGAAGACTGCGGGCCGAAAGCAGCGCCGTAGGCGTTGATGGAACCGGTGCCCTTCGCGGTAGTACCGATGCGGAAAACCTCCTCCTTCTTGCCGGCTTCACCTTCGAACAGGCTCAGGGTCTTGGGACGATACTTTTCCAGAGTCTTGATGTCGGCCAGGGAATGAGCAGACTCGATGACACAGGCAGAACCCGCAATCTTGATGTAGGCGGCGTTGTCAGCCTTGACGACGTTCAACAGGTAGCACTTCTCGGTGATACCGAAATCAGCGAAGGTCTTGTCCAGATCGCCGGCGCCCAGAGTGGAGCCATCCAGAGAGGTCATGCCGACGGTGTAGTCGATATTGTTGTTCTCCAGGGCGGTACGCAGGGTGGTGTTTTCGTCGATGATAACAGACTGGCGGGACAGATTGTTGCCGATAGTAACCTTAATCATGGTGAAATCTCCTTTACTTCATGCAGATTATGTAGTGATGCCCTTCATGGGCTTTAGAGGCAGGGGCAGAACCTTGGGCTGAAAACCGGGCTGGCTGGTGGGAGAACGAGAACGCTGCTTCATGTCAGTTCCTTTCTGGACATCTTGTCCGTAGATGGAGAAAACAGTGTCGTGATTACAGACGGTGTGGATACCTCTGTAACCTTGGCTCTGCGTTTTTCACGGGCTTGCCACCGTCTGCTCATGCAGGCCGCATTAAGGCTGAAAAATCAGAGGGATTCAGCCTGATTGGCGAACCCCTCTGAACCACAAACGTCATTTATTCATATATACCAGCGGAATAGAGCCGCCAGTTCGCAACAGCAATCTTAGGCATCTACTTGCCAGTAGCCGATACAAACCAGCGCATTTTGAAAACCCTACAGGGAGAAAAGCTCTCCACCTGGCGGAAAGGTCGCAGGCTTTCCATGTCCTTGCAGGCATCGAGTCTGTTGATGGCGTCCGCCCGCCAGCTACAGCCGAAACCATAAGGATCATAAGAATCCCAGCAGAAGCACCAGTTATTTAACATCACGTTCACCTCCCTTCGAATTCTTTTCTCTCTGCGTTTCACCTGAACTACACCGGCTCGTCCAGGATTTGTTCGGCTTGAGACGAACCTTGGCCGCATTACGAAGGGGTAAGCGAGACGGGAAAACCGCTTACCCGCTCCCGGTCAATGGAAGAAAGCAACAAAAACCGGGAGGAAGAAAATGACAGCAAGAAACCAGACGGTTCCCAAGAGGGCTTCGCCCGCACATGCCATCACATGCTTGAAATTCTTACGGAAGAAATACCTCAGATCCATGCGAAAACGCTCCAAAGGCGATGCGCAATAGCGGCGACGATACATGCAATTCACAGGAACCTTCCTTTCATTCACTGACCTCGTAGAGACTATTGACGATGACTTCATTGCCGTTCGAGTCTTCCACGATTGTGGGACGATGAATGGTAATGCCATGATTTGCCAGAACCTCTTCAAACTCGTCTTTCAGAGATTCAAGCTCGTCCTGCAGAGCATAGCCTACCAGATCCTTCTCTTCAGGGGTATCTGCACCGACTAAAGCGCAGATGAATTCCGTCATAAGCTCATCGATTTCACCTTCGCGCTGTTCGATGATCTCATAATCAACTTCCTCTTCATGCTTCGGAGGAAGATATGTCGGACGAGGATGAATTTCCTCGGGGATTTCGGGCTGTTGAACTACGGGCTGTGCATCCATAACGATGCTAATTTTTCGTGCCATTGCGTCACCTCCGTGAAAATTGGCAGAAAAAAGACGCTGTACGAAAATCGTCAGCGTCTTTCCATGAAACTATTCTTTTATTGCGGATTCGGCTTACTTGTGAACAAAAACATTGGGAACCGTACAGGAGATACAGACATCGCCTTCGGAGGTGGTGTCAATAGTGATGGCGGAGCAAGCCTTCATAACCTCGCAGAACCTCAGAACCTTCTGATCGTATAGGTCGAAAACCAGGAAAGTTGCGGTAACTCCCCCATGCTCTTCCTTGGGTTTGAGCTTGACCGGCTCAACCTGACCGTCAAGGTCTTTTGCGGCATCCAGGAAAAACTCCAGGACTGCGATCAGCTTATCCATCTGGGGTTGATTGACAATATAGTCGGTATCCTTTCGGAAGCTGAGAACCTTGTTGTACAGGATGTTCAGCCGCTGAATGTATTCTTCGTTGGTCAAAACTTCACCTCCTCATGTCGTTGCCGCTGCCATGTTGGCGCGGATCTGCCGTGCAAATCTATAGATTGTGCCGTCCGATACACCAAATTCCTTTGCAAGTGTTACGGCTTTGTCGTTTCCGCCGAAGCCGCGCAGACGAGTCTTGATTGCCTCGAAAATCTTCTCCCTCTTTTCTACATCAATGGGGACAGAAACATTGCCGGAATTATGATGAACCTCGGCATACTTATTGGCGCCGGATTCCTGATCTTTCCTTACCTTGATTCTGTGAACCCTTTGACATATTGCATGTCTGGTTAATCCAGTATCATCAGCAATTTTCTGGGCAGTATCACTACCGCCAAAGCGAGAATAGTGAGCTTCGATATAGGAATCGATTTCTCTGCTCAGTTCAGGAGTTAACTGAGATCGACCTTCTGCGGCAAACCTCGGAACGGCAGCAACAACCGGATTGCGACGCTGCTTCGGAACCTCAACTACCTTGGGAACCTCGGCAACCTTCGGAATCTCGGGTTCTGCGGACTTAGGAACATCAATCGAAACGCAAGCGCTTTCAGGAACCTGCAGAACGACTTTCTTCTGAGGAGTCTTGCGTTGCCTGGGCTTGATGGTAAGCGGCTTAGGAACCTTAACCGTCGGCTTGAGACAGTCCTCAAGGTCAGCGGCCTTAATGAAGAACGCTTCAGCAATGTACTCAGCAAGCTCGCTCGAATGGTGGAAAATGATAGCCAGACGAAGAACCTGTGAAGGACTATAGTAGTTGGCAGTTCCACCGAGCGGTAACAAACACCAATACCGTTTGTCCACACATTTCTTCACATAGTCGGTTCGGTAAGGAATGGGCTCGATTCTGGTGCTCTTCTGGACGTATTCTCCAAAGGTTGCGCACCTGTCCATGGAATACCTCATATTGCTCGGCAGATCACCAAACATGAGGTAATTGGCAACTTCTTCCGTCCACATCAAACCCATATCAGGAATGAACGGAGCTTCTCTTACGGAGTCGAGAAACTCTTTGCATTCATCTTCGGACATGAGGTCAATGTAGGCAAAAAGTTCTTCTCGGCAATCTACACCGCTTTTTGCTTGATCTTTCCAAATGGAATTCTGTACCGTGCGCTTACGAAGCGCGGTACGAATCTCTTCCGGGGTGGTCAGGGGATAAACTTTCTTAATGCTCATAGAAACCTCAGTGTTGCCAAGCAACATGCGTGTTTAATAACCGCAAACTTTCTCTCTATTCCTCTTCCGCCATCGCTTTCTCAATTTGATGGATTCCTCGGCGAGCAAGAGAATAATTGAAATCAGGTTTTTCGTTGGAATTATCGCGCAAGTGTTCCCACTTCGCATAGATGCGCTTCATAGACTCGCACACAACCCGATTATCTATCGCTTCTTTGTTGTCCAACCTGGCAAGCATTTCCGCTTCAAACTCAGGAAGCATCAGCCAATATACCAAGGACATCTTAGAAACCGAAATCTTTTTGAACATGAAGTTCAATCTATAATTGACGACTGGCTTGTTTACATCTGTGTTGAAAACCTTTTCGCCTTCCATGTGGTACACCTCCAAACTTTTAGCGGTAGGAGTATTATACCACATGGGGAAGAAAAAGTACAGACGAGAACTGACCTTAAATGGTCGTGGGAACAGTAAGCGCCATGCGCTTCTGAGCTTTGACACTTTCAACCTCCCGCTTCCGGTATTCTTCTTCGGCATCGCGGATAGCGGCAACGACATTTTCATGAGTGACCGCAATTGCGCATCGGTCGCAGGAAATCCTAACTCCTTTGTTGCAGCAAACCTTGCAGGAATACGCAAAGTTTTTAACGGCTTCAGAAACCGTTCTGGAATCCATCTGGAATTCACAGCCCCTGCGTTCAAAACCTGTCATATGCTCATCTCCTTCTAATGGGATAACCTGCATTAACGTAGCGGTATCCGCGCTTAGGTTGCGGATGCCGCTTACGTTTGAGCGAATCTTTGGCGAGGCGAGTAATGTTCCGATCAGCCTGCCATTCGGGATCTTCAATGCGCATCAAAACCGCCAACGCGCAGAACGTAAGAATAGCCAGGAAGATGAAGGCTTCCATAATCAATTCCTCAGATGGTCGGGAAAGCGCCGCTTCTCTGCTTCATGGAAAACCAGCGCTTGAACAGGCAGGCGATCACGTCTTCGAGCTTCGTGCCATCATCCGGCAACCCGATTTCTTCACACATCTCGGAATCAGCGTAGACAGCCTTCAGGAAAACCGCACCGGGCTTCACACCAGTGAGATTCGCATGAGAAATAACCACAGCCTTCAGATTGTTGGAATCCTCAAGCCACTCCTTGACGGCGCTCTTGTCATCGAACTCAATGCCGAAAACCTTGGGTTCAAAACCCTTCGCATTGTTGCCGCAATCGGCATAGACGACGTGCAGGTAAAAAGCCTTATTCATTCAGAAGCTCCTTTTCTTACCGCCAAACCGCCACATCAAAGCGTTCGGCAATATCGTCACAGTAGTTGTTCAAGGGGTCATAAACCATCAGGGAAAGAACCTTATCCCCGATTTCTACATCAGAACGAAAACCGATGTACTCACCGTGCTGGTCATATCCAAACTTGTGATCGGGCGAATCAATGCCTTCGACTTCTGAAAAAGCTACATCGACCAGGACAAACGGTGCTCTATGCACAATGAGTTCCCATCTGAAAACCCCTATGGAAACCAGAAGGGAAAGCGCCATTGAAATCAGGATATACCCGATCACAATGGCGCGGAAAGTGCGGCTCACGACCTTCATCGAAAAACCTTAAGCAACCTCATCGGCAGGAATCTCGTCGATGGCGGGAAGCTCCTCATTGACTTCGGGAGCAGAAACCTCAACGGGTTCAGCTTCAGCCTTCTTCCGGGCAGGGCGCGGAATGGAAACCGTTTCACCTTCGGAAGCCACGAGCTTCTTGCCCTTCTTGGGCGCAGTGGCTTCTGCATTCTTGGCTTCGGTGGGCTCTTCCTTGCGCATCTGATACTTCAGATCGTAGGTGGCGCCGGTCACGATGCGGTGCATCACGTCCATCACCAGGCGGTGAACGAAGGAGTTCTTGGCGACCTCGATAGTCAGCTTCTTCTTGCCATTCCTCTTGGTGTAAGCCATCAGGAGGTAAGCCACATCATGAGAGTTACAGCGGTACTTGGACTTGCCGGTTTCGGCATCCAGGGGCAGAACCGCGTCGATCACCTGCTGGAGCAGCTTCACGATCTGGTTGTTGGAAGTGGGAACCGTGCCCATATCTTCCTTGCGGGACAGAGCATTGCAGTAGTACAGGCGTTCGATCTGCTTGATCTGGGCATCAGACCATCCCAGCTCTTTAGCAGCCCTCATGCAGAGCAGGTTGCCGAACTTCTCAACCTTGTACTCCCACAGGTGGGCGATACCGAGAGCCTTGCACAGCTTCACCAGGTCGATCTGCTTGGTGCGATCTTCAACCAGCACCATTTCGGTAACGACGCCCTCTTCGCGGTTCAGGCGATGGGCAAGAACCGGGTAATCATACCGCTCAACGGCATAGAGAATGGGATGAGGCCACTTCTTGCACTCGTCAAAGACTTCGCGCATCTGCTGTTCGGCATAAGCCGCTTCAGCATCCCGGATTTCACCTTCAAGCCGGTTCATTTCGGCAAAGTCGCCCTTCTTGGCGATCAGACCGTTGTACGCATTGATGCGCACTTCAATGTCTTTACGCAGACTTTCAAGCACCTTAGACATTGACATTCCCTCCATGTTTCTTGATTTATGGACTTGAGCCCATACTACACGGCACCTGCCCTTCAGCCGATGCCGTGGGTGTATGGGTTCAAAAAGGACGCACACACCTTGCGGCATATGCGTCCTGGAACTTCTATTCTTTTCACGTCTACAAACCTTCAAGATAAGCCCATCAAAGTGCATTTCCTCTCCATTGGAGCACCCATGCCATTACCCTTCAGCCCATTACATACCTTCATTGAAGGCTACGCAATGTTTGTGGCTTAAGGCAATGTTTTGCGGCACCTTTTGGGCACCTTCTAAGCCGCACCATTCAGCTTGCTTTCGCATATCTCCTGCCTAAGAGCATTCGACCGTCACTCCCGGTAAAGAGTGCATCTGTTGCCGTCCTATACGCCCGGCACGCCGTCCGTCTACACCAGACGACACCACCCATACTTGTCTTGCTTCGCTCAAGGGTTCCTCATGGAGTCTGCAAGAGTCCTTTGGGTAACTGGCGTCCACATTTAGAGTGTGGCACTCCCATCTGCGTTTGCACAGGCTTTGGACTGTTTCGTGCGATCACTCACACGAAGCCGCATTAGAGTAATGGGCGGAAATTTTGCTCGCTTCGCCTTCGCTCAGTCGTGCCGATGCCGCCCTTCACCGGCTAACCGAATGAAGGTTGTAGCACATCCGATATGGTGCCTTACGCACACTCAAGCAGTACGCGCATCAGGTGTACCCAGGTTGCCCCTCAAGGGGTTGAGGCTCACCCTTCAGGACGATCACGAAAAGTTACACCGGAGGAGATGGACAGCCCATCGCAACTGCGGGTTACTGCATCCATCAATGCTTGGGGGTGGTCGTTCGTGCCGTTCCTGTGTTGGGCGGCGTTGCCGTCCTACCGCCTTATGAGCGGCGGCGTTGTGTCGTGACGGCTTGCCGTGGGGCGCGTGTGCGCCGTGGGGCGTTGCCGTCCTACCGCCTT